ATCTTCATTCCACGTTTTAGTATCTGTAATTTCCGATTGATATTGCATATTGTCCTTTCTTTTGTGCTGATTGTGATAATTTCATCATACAACAATATCTTGCTGCATCTATTAAGTGGTCAAGTCCTCCTTCAGGTGTATCAGTTACATAACCATATTTGTCAGTTGCGTATTGATAGGCATACATCTCATTGATTAGATTCTGCGATTTATTACTAATGAATATTTTATAATTGTTCATTACATTAATACCGAACTTAATCGAATCCTTTCCTTTGGTTACAGGCTTTATGTTAAAACCCATTCGGTATAATTCTTCAATCAATCTTGGTTCTGCTGAATCTGCCCATATCTCCTCACTCTTTGTTATATCTAACTTTTTTAATCTATCTGCTATATCTGCTGTTACTAATCCCTTTTCGTATAATAACTCTTCCAAATAGATTCTATCACCGCTTTTATAAACTGCTACTAATGCGGTTTCATCTCTGGAAAATCCGAAATCAATCCCAAAGCCAACGAAATCAGCATCGAACTCTCCGCACGGAGTGAATTGAAATATCGCCTTATCGTTGGGTGCGTATTCGCCTTTACCATATATTTTCCATTTCTTTTCATTCGTATATTGTAAATCTTCAATTGCATCAACCATTTCTTTTGGCAAATATGGATTATCCTTATAGGTTGTTACATATCTCTCGCAGTTCTCCATCTTTCTTAACCAATGGTATGGAGATATAGTAGGGTTAAATGCTAATATGATTTTACCTGTTGTACGAATGCTTAGCTGAAAATAACTTTCTTCATCTATTTCCGATGCTTCATCAATAAAGAGAATATCCGATTTAAGACCTCTAAGCTTTTCCGCATCATCCGAATTAATAAATTGGATAGTAGATTCATTAAGGCGATATATCCTATCAGTAATATTAAAATCATCTTCTCTCCAAATGTTTAACCCTTTCAGAATATCGCTGAAATCCTTTATTACAGTCCTTTTAAGCGATGGAATTGTTTTCCTTACTATTGTTATGGTCAATGGAGTTTTAAGCGATTCTACGATAAGATATTGAAGAATAGCGTATGTCTTACCGCTACGTGTTCCACCTATATGCTGACTAACACGAGATTTACTTTCTAATAAGTTTTCAAACGTTACAGTAGTGTTAATCTCTACGTTCATAGACTATAGTATAGATTGCAAAGATTTATAAAATCATTAATAGATTGTTCAGCTTTTAAATATTCAGCTGACTCTCCACTTTTATATCCTTCTTCTAACACATTGGTTAGGTTGGCGATACCAATAGTCGATATAAGATTTTTTTCAAACTCTAATGATTGCTTCTCTGATAGTTTATCATGCACTATCTCTACGTCGTATTCACCAATTGAATCTACGAATTGCATCCAATGAGCATTTCTATTTGTAGAATAAGCTCTTCTACCCTTTCCTTTACCAACGTAGAATGGAACTCCATCTTTTGTTTTGTGTAAATAAACATAGTAGTTATTCATTGCTGCCTGATTTATTTATGTTTACTGATATAGATTGTATTCTCTGGTCTATCTCTGCTCTCATTTCTGTCCTACTTAATTTAGGCATATTAAACTCTAATAACTTAATTGCTAAATCAACTGCACCTTTTGGGTCTTTCTTAATCATCTCTTCCATTATAGATGGTAAGCTATCCAATACTTTATTTGTTGCACGAGCTACACTCAACTTCATCATTTCAGTCGAGCGATTGATAGCGCCAGGCGGCCTTCCCTTACTCATTTTATTACCTGCTTCGAACTTAGCCATATCGTTATTTTTTCGTTATTTAAACGTACTTATACATATATAACACAGCGCTATATAGTTTGTAGTTGATGCGTATATATGTATATATTATTTAAAGAGTGCGGATATAACTGTCCAAAGCATATTGAATCCCATTGATAGGATTAGGAATCCAAATAGTATTCCTATATATCCTAATATTAGTTCCCATATCGGGTCTCTTTCCCTTTTATTCTCTTTCATGTCTTTCTATCCTTTCTATTAACCAAAATCCACATACCTCATCTTCTTCGTCTACTACAACGATATGATGATTTTGTGTATATGGTATGGAGTTAAAGTATATCTTCTTATCCTTTATCCACATCCAATTAAATTCTAGCGTTGGTATTTGCTGAACCATAATCTTTTGTCTGCTTCCTTTACAGGATGGAATTGTATTTGTCCGCTTGTCTGCTCTGATTCTCCACCCATTTGCCATCCTACTATTTCGTAATTAGGTTTGCCCGATTTAGTGAATAACCAATCATCTCCGTAATGTATCTTTAAATCTTCAGGTATTTCTACATAAGAGTTTTTATGTATCGCAAATACACAACCATAACAATTAGGTCTATTATTGATTGGTACTACTCCACCTCCGTGATGTGGTCCTTGCCAACAGCTTACACCTGCTCCTATCATTCCTCTATCTTCAGTAATGTATTCTTCTATTGCATTAATGAAACCCCAATTAGTTTGTACATCATCGTTAACAAAAAGAAGTTTGTCGAACTTTGCTAATCGATATCCTTTATTCCATGCAGGGTTAACATAAGTGTTTCTACCTTCTTTGATGTGAACTAACTTAGGTATCTTTTCATTTATTGTTACACTTACTTCAGTATTATCTATTACGATTAATTCTCCTACTGCTTCTTGCTTTACAATATCTTTCATAGATTGTAAACATCCTTTGCCTTGCCACATTGTTGGCATAATTACTGATATCATATTAGTCGATTTTATTTTTACTTCTTATTCCCCAAAAGTATAAATCGTCAGGGTTTCTATTCTCTATAAACTCCCATTCCGTAAACCATTCCGAAAGTGGGAAGTGTTCGAAATCTTCTTTGTTAAGGTTCTTATAATAATCGTTTTCTATTTGTGATGTGAATGGTGAATCCTGCGGTGATGTTCTTCTCGTTCCATGCTCTGGTCTATTTGCTGATGCGCAACTGAATACTACCATACCATCTTCTTTTGTCAATCTTACCATATTAGTAAATGTCAAAACCCAAAACTCATCGTGTTCAAAACATTCTGATGAAATGGTTACATCAAAAGGTTCTTCAGATTTGTATTCGTGTCCTCTACATACTACATCTACGTTTCTACCTTCACCAATATCTAAACCAATATATTCGTAATCAGTAAAGATAAATCGGTTATTACCATTGATGTCCAAAGAGCCTACATCTAGTACTCTTACACCACTAAACTTTTCAGGGAATCTATCCCTTACGTTTTGCATAAATTGTTGTTGTTGTCCGTGAGCCATTGTTATTTTTTTTGAAATACTATAATATTTTTATATTCGTTTGTCCATTTTTCCGCATCGATATCTTCGAATACGTGCTTCCATTGTTGTGATAGTGGATTGTGTGGTGCTATATCTTCGATGAAATATAACCCATTCGGTTTTAATCTATCCCATAGGTTTTGGAATGTAGCAATTTGTGCTTCGTATGTATGTAAACCATCATCAATGATAATATCTAAGTTCATATCTTTCAATGCTTCATCGCACTTATCTCTTTTAGTTGAATCAAAAAGAAACGTTATGATTCTTTCTTCTTCAAACATACAATCCGTTTGTATATCACCACCATATATCCATCCGTTTTGGAAGTAATCTCTAAATGCTCTCAATGAACCACCCGGCTTATAACCTTCTCCACTATAACCAACCATAGATGATGGAACACCTTCTATCATTGTACCAATACCAATCTCTAATAGATTGATTGATTGATTCCTACGTGGTTCAAATAGTGATGAATATATCGGCGTATATTCGTTTCGGTTTTTATCACTACCATACTTGTCAATTAATTCTCTTAATGTTTCTTTCATTTGTTTTGTTTTACTATCAAAAATTCTAACTATCGACTGAATCATTCCCCCAGCCCCCTTCTTCCCATTCTTCCCACGTCATATTACGAGTATCAGGTTCTTTTTTTACTTTTTTCTTTGGTTTATCTTCATTGTGAGCGAATATCCAATAAGATAAATCAGCGTTATTAAATACTTCTTCTAATCTTTCTGCCATTAATGCTCTCCACTCTTCCTTTGTTTTACATTTAAATGTTTTACTAGCCATTGCTTTAAATAGCGGACCTGTTGTTTTATATCCATCTCTTAATGGATAAGGCCTTCTGCCTGTTGTTGCTGGTCTTCTACCACTATATAATGCTTTCTCTTTATTGTAATCATTTGCCTTTTTAGTTCTACATTGGTTACATATGTTTGTTGCGAACTTATACTTTTGTACAATCTCCTTTGTTTCTCCGCAATGTATGCAAGTCCGTACTTCAATTCTCATTGTATGGGTTATTTATAACTTCTTTTAGATACTTTCTTATGCGTTTAACTGCTAAGAACGTTGTTGATTTGCTGATACCAATATCGTTTGCTACTTCATCTAATGTTTTATCGCTCATCCAATACAACTGAAATATCTTTGAACTAGCCCACATTCTTGTCTTTTCTAAATGTTTAAGTTCTCCAATAACATCATCGTGTGCTTTTTGAATAGCTAAATCCTTTTCAGTATCATATGGTATGTCCAATTCGGTATCCCATACTTCTTCTACTAATGTTACTCTATTTAATTTCTTAGTTTTATTTATAAATCTGCTATGAAGGAATTTAGAAGCATAGAATAAATTATAGGTATTTTCGCCATAGAATAGGTTTGGATTACATTTGAGATGTAGGTACTCATAGAGTTCTTGCACTAAATCTTCTGCTTCCTCTACGTTTTTAGTTAGCTTCTTTGCTGTACCCATTAACCATTGGTGCGATTCGTTGTATAATCCCACCAATCTTCTTTCACATTCTTTACATAATACACTACCGCTATCTATCATTTACTTTCTATCTTTTACCCAATTAAATAAATAATCAGTAGCTCTTTTCCAATGTGCACCACTGCTTCCGCAGTTGCATGGTTGTGGTTCATTCTCACCTCTTAAACGATTGTAATTACTCCATACATAGTGTGCTCTATTTTCAGGCAGATATGCTCCTAAAGTGGAGATAAATCCACTTAGTTCATTAAATTCTTCCGGTGTTAGTGGATGATATTTATTTTCCATTATTGTACTTTTTTTAGTTTAGGTAATCTTAAAGCATCTGCTTTTGGTTGTTGTGGGACAGGATTGTTTGGTGTGATTGGGTTTTCTAAATCCAATAAGTGCTTAATCGTATCAAAGTGCGGATGGTATCCGCTGAATGATAATCCCATACATGCAAAGATTAGGACTAATGATTCTACTGATTCAATACGTGCGAAGTCCACTAAATATAGTGCTTCTTTGTTGATTTCTGGTTGTTTGTTTTCTTCTGAAATTGTTGTAACTGGCATAATTGTTTTTGTTTTATTTATAATTTAATTCCTTCGGGACATCCGAATAGTTCGTTAAGGTAAATCCTGCGTTCTTCGCATCCACAGTTTGCGTACCCTAATTTCAACGCAATCCATCCGGCAATATCTTTACCCCACCCGAGTGTAATTATGTTAATCAGACCATCCAGGAAGTTTCCTACTTTGATTATACAAATCTTCTTCATACTATTTTTTTTTATTATTTTTTAATGCTTGTCTAACACATGCTGCAACGAATCCAGCCATACTGAATCCGTGATGTTTGCAGTAATCTTTTAAATAACGATGCAACTCTGCATCCATTTGCACCATCTTATAATCGCTTTTTAATTTTTTCATATAACTTATTTTTATTTTAATCTTTTATTCAAACTTAATCCTAACTGATTGAAATGGTTTATCATAGTATATTCAATCGTTCTTAGTGTATCTCTATCAGTACCAGCCATATCCAATACTACCCACTTATGCTTATCATAACCATACATGTCAAATGACTGATGTAGGAGTGGAATAACTCCATTCTTATGTTTATATTCCTTTCTATGTGCTGCTCTACGATAACAAAACATAGTTTGAGTAGAACCTACATATACTTTCTGCTCTGGGTTTATAATGTAATAGATTTTAGAACGAGAAGAATCTGCTTTAACATTTTCTTTAACCCATTCATTAACATATGCTGACCATTTCTTAGGATTCCTTCTTTGCCATTCAACCTGATAAGTAGGTTTAACCTCTCTGAAGTTTTTATTAATTTCTTTTACACATTGTTTACATTTAAATTGTAAACCATCTGGAGATGCTTTTCTTTTATAGAATTCACTTTCAGATTTATTTTTATTACATTGATTGCAAGTTTTCATATTAATCTATAATTTTAAATTCTCTTAATTTCTTCTGTAAATGTAATGCAGTTTGATAATCGTGATTGACTACTGTATCTGTACTTATAGTACTATTGTCTATATCTTTCTCTATATCTTTCTCTTTCTCTATATCTATATCTATATCTATATCTCTCTCTTTAAGGTTTTGTGGGATATTGTGGGTTTGTTGGGTTACCAAATAACCCATTGGGTTTTGTGGGTTATATTCGGTTACATTGGATTTTGGTCTACCACCTTTTAATCCATTCTTTCTATTGGCTTCTTTTTTCTTCTCATAGTTTTCAGATTGAATAACGAAATCTCGTTTCATCATTAACCATATGCCAGTAAGTAATGGGTCAGTAAATGTAACTTCTTCTCCTTTGCAGAATTTAGCGATACCTTTCATAAGGTAGCCTACTTGTTCTACTGATAATTGTTCTATCAGCTCCCAATGTGACTTGTAAATAATTAGATTTTTCATATGTGCCATCTTTTTTGTTTTAACAAATATAAGAATATATTTTGAATATTCCAAATCTTTCTCAATATTTCCTACAGTAATATATATCGTGAAAAAAATAAAACGGAAAATATTTGGAAAGTTTAAAACTTTTCCCGATATTTGTGTTATAGTTAGAAAGAAGGACTTAATCAATACTGATAATTTATTACCTTTTTTGCATCAGTGTCCTTCTACTTTCATATATACGATTGGTTGAGTGCCATCTCCAATCGAATTTAATTTTGACCCCCATTGCGTTCTTGCTTTGGGGGTTTTTTATTATATGTAACTCATTGATAATCAACACGTTAGCTAAATTCTAAAGAAATATTTGGCTATATCAATAATTTTTCGTATCTTTGATTATATCAAATGAGTTAAAACTATGAGCAAAATTTATGACAAAATCGTTAAAAAACGTGGGTTTAGAGAATTACCCTACCAAAAGGATTTCTTAACTAATCCTATTTATGAGAATCCTAAAAAACCCTTAGTACTTGCAGCAGGTACATCATCAGGTAAAACTTTTATGGCTATTATGTGGGCAGAAATATTTTACTCTAATCCATCTAATAGTAATAAACGTACATTACTTATTCCGGCTTCTCGTACTGTATTACGTGATAATACGGCAACGGAGTTAAAAGAGTTCAATCCATCATTTACTTATTGTGTTGCTACTAATAAAGCTGAACTACTTCAGGCAATCAAAAATAAGTGTAATGTGATTGTAGCTCTACCACAAACATTAATTGGTAATATGGATGTATTACCTAAATTTAATAACTTTATATTGGATGAAGCACATCAATGGTATTTCAAATCTACTATTCAGAATATCATTAAAAAAGTTTCTCCAAAGTATCAATTACTTTTAACAGGTACACCATCTCGCTTTATAGCTAAAGCAGATAAGTTCGTATTTAAGTATGTGCCAGTTATGGAACTATATGATTTGAAGCAAGTTACCAACGTTAAGATGGAAGTTGTTTCTTCTTCATATGATTTTAAACAATCGGATTATCATTCCTCATATGGTAATCTTAAATCAAATGTAAGAATGTCAGATAAACAATCAGATAATGCATTGATGGTTGTATGTAAGGAAATGATTAAGAAGTTAAAGAACCCAATCAAAGGGATGCATAACGTAAATCGTTTGTCAAAAAACTTATTTAGTGTATTTGGTGAATTAGATAAGACGATTATCTTCTGCCACTCTTTAAAGCAAGCAGATGCTTTCTACAATTCATTAGAATCATTTAAAGGATTGCAGGGTAAAGTGTTGGTATCACATAGTGAGAACGATAAGGACTCAAAGTTGTTTGAGCAGTTTAGAAATGATTCATATATCAAAGTGTTGGTTGCCGTAGATAGAGGTCGATTAGGTTATAATATGCCTGAACTATTCAATGTGGTTGATTTTACCTTAACTCAATCATTGGATATGTTACTTCAAATGTATGGTAGATTATTACGTTTATCAAAAACAAACAAAGAAAAGATTTACTATAAGGTTGCTACTAAGAATACTGCACCTTACTTTGTAGATTTGATGACCGCTATGTTATGTTTGACTGATATGGAATGGTATTCAAAGTTCAATGGTAAGAATATGGGTGGTATCCTTATTCCAAAAGTACTTAACAATACTAAGAAGAAATCTAAATCAGCAACAACACCATCTAAGAGTAAAGGTACTAAACCATCTATCTCATTAGCTGATTTGGATATACCATTAGATTTGAACTTATTCAGGCAGTCAGCATTACACACAAACAATGATGAGTTTGCTACTATTGCATGGAATACATTAGAAGATACTAAACGAGAATTTTTTAATATTAAAAGAAATAAAGCATATACAAAGGATGAATTTTATAAAATAGTAAAAGATAATAACCTACAAAATAAAACAGATATCAGAAATTTTGAAGGAGCTAATTTAAGAAAAATTGCTTTAAATTTAAATCTATGGCATATGTTTCCAAATGGTAAAAGGGGAATTGATTTATCAAATGAAGCATATAATGAAATTAAAAATGAAGCATTAAAATATAATACTAAAAATGAATTTAAAAATAATTCAAATAGACTATATCAAAAATCAAAAAGATACGATATTTTAGATGAAGTTTGTTCTCATATGGAATTACAAATTAAACCGGCTAATTATTGGAATAAACAAACTATAAAAGAAGAAGCTTTAAAATATAATAAAAAAAGAGACTTTTGTAAAAAATCACAAGGAGCTTCGCTTAGAGCATATTCTTTAGGTATTATGGATGAGGTTTGTAAACATATGGATGTTGTAACTAAAAAATGGGATTTAAAAAGTGTAAAAAATGAAGCGCTAAAATATACTAAAAGATTTCATTTTAGTAAAGAATCAAATTCTGCATATGATTGGGCTAGAAGATATAAAGTGTTAGATGAAGTTTGTAAACATATGAAATAAAATAGTTTCATAGTTTAAGTTTGATATAAGAAAAAAGGCTACCTTATGGGTAGCCTATTCTTTTTTTCGGTTTTAGGTTTTACTCTGATTGATTATAATCTTTTACCGTTCAAATCTGTTAAGTGATTAACCTGTGTTTGAAGTTGGTTAACCATATATGATAAATCCATTAACAATTGTTTAATTTCTTGGATATCCCTTTTAGCTGCATCCATACTTAATTCCAATTGTAATAATCTCGTTTCCATTTTAATCTACGATTGGTCCGCCATCGACATGTGCAAAGCAACTACGATTTGCGTTACATTTAAACTTATATATCTCGCAATATCCTAAGTCACCTGCTTCAATTACATCCCATGCATCAGATGTTGGTTCTCCACCACTAATGCCCTGTGCAATACAATCTAAAACTTTTTTAGTTATATTAAATGCTGCACAATTACCACATATCTCACCTTTAGCTTCTTCAACAGGCACATTCCATTTTTCTGCAATCTTATCCCAATAATCACCTGGATTCTTTATATCCAATGGACCATACATTGCGTTATCGATTGCATACTGACGATTTTCTAAATTTAAATTGATATCCTGCGTTGCAGGAGGGCAACCTAATGTTTGAAATCTGATAATATTTTTATATACTTTGTTTTCCATTATTCCTTATCTTCAGGTACGCAGTTTGGTACTTCTCTACCATCTAGCATTTTAGTGCCTATGGCAATATATCCTTCCCAACAAGCTCCTTCTAATCCATCATCTTGCAATTTGATTCCTCTAAAATCAGTATCGTAAGCTACCTTAGCCATTACTTTTGATGCAGTATCTTTTATCTTACTCATCTTATCTTTTCTCCAATAGGAGTAGCAAATTGCAGCAGCAACATCTTGCTCTTTACCTGCTGATACTTCTTCTCCGATACATCTGCTTATGAATTGTTCTTCGGATTCTCCGCTTTTAATATTAACTGGCATATCTTTTTATTTTACTAATGTTTGGAAAATTCCACTTCCTGTGAATGTATGGTATGTATATCCACCACTTTGTGTTACTGTACCACCTATTGCGTAAG